AGAAGTCCCAGCAGACCAAACTGTAGTCGTAATTCTACTGGTAGCTATATTGGTAGAAGCTGAAGTATTAGTATTCCAAGTTGTAGTATAATTTGTCGGAAAGGAAGTCGTAGCACTAGTGAGAACTGGTGCCTCAGAGGACGCAAAAAATAATTTTCTGGTCCAACTCATTTACTTCTACTTCTACTACACATCTACTTCTACTACTCCACTTCTACTACTATACTTCTACTACTATACTTCTACTACTATACTTCTACTACTATACTTCTACTACTCTATCGTGTTTAATTTAAATCTTAATCTCTATTAATAATCACGCCAAGACTGAACTCCCATATAGGTAGCGCCGTCATCAACAGTGTCTAATATAATCATAGTTTTACCAGTAGGACTTGTCTCTATCGCACCACCAGTATTGAAAGTAGTTGCCCCTGGCCAAGTAACAGCTCCTGCTCCTATATTAGTAATTACAAAATATATAGTATTTACTGACCCAGGAACTAATCCCGACACAGTAAAGACTGTATTATCTGTAATAGTACAAGTAATAGTATCTCCTAGAGTCGTATCTATATTTACTGTACCAGAAATATCACCTAGGTTCTGAACCTTTCCTCTGATAACTGTATCGACTAAATTATTTGCAGTAATATTTTCAGCGTTCAAGGTTCCTGTAGCAGTTCCATTGGCAGATTCTATCTTATCTGAATTTAGATTTAAAAAATTATTATCCATTTCCAGCGTAGAAAGTGCTGCTTCTTTTCCAGCCCTTGTAACTATTGTAGCCATTGTTATTCCTATCTGATAAATAGTTTCAGTTTATTCTATTTATAAAGGAAATATCCTGAACGCATGACATATTCTAAACAAGTTTATTCAGGTAAATTCATACCGAGAAATCCGAAAAAGTATAAGGGCAGTGTAAACAACATTATTTATCGTTCTAGTTATGAACTAAAATTCATGAACTGGTGTGACATTAGTGATTCGGTATTGCAGTGGGGATCAGAAGAAGTAGTAATCCCTTACATCTCTCCGCTAGACAACAAAATTCATAGATATTTTGTTGATTTTTTTGTTAAAGTAAATAGTAAGAATAAAGTAAGATATTGTTTGGTAGAAGTAAAGCCGTTTCGTTTTACACAAGAACCAAAAATACCTAAACGAAAAACAAAAAGATTCTTAAATGAAGTCAAACAATGGGGAGTAAACTTATCTAAGTGGGAAGCTGCTAAAGAATTCTGTTTAGACCGAAATTGGGAATTTATGATTATAACTGAGAAGGAACTCGGAATTTAGTTATAAATAGTCTCATGGCTAATCCTTTTGCAAACATACAGTCCAACACAGGCGGTGCTGATCGTAGTTTTAGATGGTATCAAGATGCTGTGCGTAAGATTGCAGGAAATATTAGAAGTTTCGGAGACGCTTCAAGATCAGACATAGGTGAGTTTACAAGCCAATTAGAACCTGGCAATATGTACATGTATATGTACGATCCGAAACATAAAGACAAATTGCCATATTGGGATCAGTTCCCACTTTGTTTACCATTTGAAGATGCAGCGGGTGGGTTCGTAGGTTTAAATTTACATTACTTGCCTCCAATGTTGAGAGCAAAGCTATTAGGTGAATTGTTGAATTATACTGATAAAGAATTGTCAGAAAACAGTAAAATAGAAGTAAAGTGGAGTTTATTGAAATCTTTCAGTCAGTTTCCTGGTATACAGCCTACAATAAAGAGATACTTGTATAGTCAGGTTAACAGTAGATTTCTAAAAATAGATCCTGAACACTGGAAAGCCTCTATATTTCTGCCGACACAGAATTTTCAAGGTGCATCAGTACAAAAAGTATACAAAGACAGTAGAGATAAAATAAATGGCTAAGGCGGAAACTAAATTACAAAATTTTCTAACGGAGATAAGAAATCAGCACACTCCGAGGTCTGACAGGTTTGAAGTGTCTTTTAACATACCTCCTGCATTGTTAGGAAATTACGGACAACAAGACGCTAGAAAAATATCTCTGTATTGTGAAGAGGCTCAAATACCTGGTTTTGCAGCGACTAATTTACCTATAAAAATAGGTGCTTGGACAGAGTACAGAACACAAAACGTAGAATTTTTGACAACTGAAATGTCCTTTACTTTTATACTAGACGAAAACTGGGCTGGTAGAAAATTTTTTGAAGCATGGATAGCCGCATCTGCTGATCCGTACACGAAAGAAGTAGCTTACTATAATGACGTTATTGCAGACATAAATATACGTTCTTTAAGCGTGAATGATGATATATTAGCTCAGTGGTGTCTAAAAGAAGCAGTTCCTAAATTGATAAACTTAACACCAGTTTCTTGGAACAATGTCGGATTCATACGAATGACAGTATCAGTTTCGGCAAAGTATTGGACGCCGGTTAGTGAAGACACTGGAATAGTTGAAGCTGACAATAGAAACATATTTGCAAGAATTTTTAGTAGAATATCACGTTAATTATGAAATATAATGGAGAGAGAAATGGCATTACCTGTAATAGATGCGCCTACATTTGATTTGGAAGTACCTGGAGTAAAGGGAGTTCACAAATTTAGACCATTTTTAGTAAAAGAAAATAAAATATTGACACTGGCTGTGGCATCTGAAGACAGCAAAGAAATGTATTCGGCGTGTTGCCAAATAATTCAGAACTGTTATTTCGGCGACCTAGATATCAAAGATTTAGCAATGTATCAGATGCAGTGGATTTTTGTTAAGATCAGAGACAAATCTATAGGCAGTATACAAAATTTCTCTCTCAGTTGCGGTCAATGCGGAGATATTATAAACTATGATATGGATCTTAATGACTTTGAAGTAGTTGGTGATGTTGGTGTAATTGAGAAAAAAATAGAAATTAGTGAAGATGTTGGAATTGTTCTCAAGCAGCCGTCTTCAAAAGTTCAGCTACTGCATGAAGAACTAAGTGACACAGAAATTCTAATCAGTTGTATTGATTACATTTACAACGGAGAAGAGATAGTAAAACCAGAAGAAGAGAATAAAGAAGAACTAATAGAATTTATTGATAACATGCCAGTAAACTTGTTGAATGAGGCGGCAGACTTTTTCTCTAAGATGCCTTCTTTGCAACACACTGTTGAATACAAGTGTACTAAATGTGAGGCAGAGAATAAAATATTAATAAATGGGTATGAACATTTTTTCGGCTAACTCTTTCTCAAGATTCTCTCGAAAATTATTACGAGACTAATTTCCTGTTGATGCAGGAACATCATTACAGTTTGACTGAATTAGAAAATATGATGCCTTGGGAAAGAGAAGTTTATGTAAGTATGTTAATCAAACATTTAAAGAAAAAAGCAGACAAACAAAATCAGAGTAATGAATGATGCCAGATAATGTAGGTTATATAGCAGGATCAATAAGAGCTAACACCAGACCCGTTACCTCGGGAACTACTGTAAATAATAATAAAATATCAGTAGCTGGCTCCGGCATGGCTAAGAATATAGAAAAAAATACTGATAAAATAAACAAGATAGTAGATTCTCAGGAAGGCTCTAGGCAGGAAATCGTAAAGCTATTCAGTATGATGAATGACGCACAGAAAAAGACAGGTGATGCTAGTGTGTCTGCTATAAAAGAGTTAATGGTACAGATAGAGAAATTAAGATTATCTGCTGGCAAAGACGGAGATAAACTAATAAAAGCTCTTGGTGCAGACAAGGCACAAAAAAGTTTAGGCGAAGGCGAGAGCATGGTGGGATCTGTTTGGCGTAAATTTATGAAAACGGATCCTGGACTTGGAATGGGTGAATCTATCTTGCAGGCGTTCACTCCAGAAAAAATGTTCGGACTTGAACCTAGTTCAAAAAAGAAAATGAAAACTGCTGAAGCTATAGCAGAACAAGAAGTGCAGTCAGAACAAAATTTAGGATTTGTTGAAGCGGCCATGGATGATACAAGTTCTCCTCTCGAAACCTTAACCTCTGTTTTAAGTAGTGATAGTGACAGCGAT